TATAACGCAGTGGCCCGAAGGATGAAGGAACTGCGGGATGTAAATCCTCCGAAGATATACGCCGTCGGGGAAAGATGGTCAAAGGTCGGCGGCGGCAATCTGACCGCATATCGAATCAAATAGAAAACTTTTTTAGGAGACTGACAAATGGAGACGAAACAAAAACAAGAAGAAACAGACTTTGAACCCGTGGAAAGTCCATCGACCGAAATAGTCCAAATCTTAAACGAGGGTGATCCTGACGTACAGCTTGCCTACCTTGAAAAAAAGGCGAAACTGGCAGGCCGGTTTGCTACAGCATTAAACACAATCCTTATAAGCCAGACCTACCCCGAAGACTGGTCCGAGCATGACGATAAAGTGTGTCTATCATCAGCCGGTGCGGAAAGGGTAGCAAGACATTTCTCTATCCGTTTCTATGACGTGGGGGTCAAGAAAGAGGAATACACCGACACCAACGGACGGGCGTATAGATATATCTTTGATGGCAACGCAGCGATGGCCGACAGGATCGTCTACGCGCAAGGGGCATATGGCAGCAGGGATAATTTTCTCGGTAAGAAGTCCGGGGAGTATCGAGCCATCGAGGATATTAACGAGAACAATATCCGCAACGCCGCTTACCATATTTTCATCGGTAACGGTGTAAAGGCCCTATTGGGCCTGCGGGGCATACCCAAAGCAAGATTCAACGAGATATTCCAGAAGCAGGGCGAGGACCCAACTAAACGGTCCACCGTCAGTTACGGTAAAGGCACGCAGGGCGGAACGTCCGGCGATGATACGAAACTGCAACAGGAATTCGGTAAATTACTTGTCGATATGGCGAACAATCTCCAGATGGTAGAAGTGGACGAAACAGGCAGACACTTTATCAGTGAAACGTCCGAGATATCAGACACGATGGAAGTCGCGAAAGCGTCCTGCAAAGCTCTGACCAGTTTTTATTCTAAGAAGGATAAAAAGATGGTCGAAGGTATCGACTCGGCCAAGATGTTAAAGGGTCAGAGGTTGTCTATCGCCTTACAGACCGTAAAGATGCTGCAATCGAAGGGGGGGACTAATGGAAACGGTCAATAAAACTATCGACATACAGACAGGACTGTCTGCGGTATTGGAAGGGATGAAGAAAACATATCCCTGCCATGTGAACCGCATAAGCCAGATGGACGATCCTTGCACCCGGCGCCTGTATTATATGCGGACGGCATGGGACAAGGCCGACCCAATAGATAATGGCTTACAGGGGATATTTGAGACCGGCAATCTGTTAGAGCCGGTAATTGAGAGGATAGTATCGGAGGTAGGCTTAGCCTCTAATCCCCCGTGGCGTATCGTAGGGACACAGACAACCACCAATGACGGCCTGTTAAAGAAGTACCAGATAAGCGGGACAATAGACGGTTTTATGCAGGTCAAAAATGGCGAGTGGGCCACGATTGGCGTTGTGGATATTAAAACCATGTCCGCAAACGTCTTTCAATCCATCCACGATTACAACAGTCTGCTCAAATATCCGTGGACGAGGAAGTATCGCGGACAGTTAATGCTTTACAGTCTGGCCCACAACCTTGAAACCTGCTTTATCCTGCTCGTAAACAAAAACAATCTTTACGACATGAAGCTGATAGAGTTTCCGCTCGATATGGACTATTGCGAGGTCCTTCTGAAAAAAGCCGCAAGGGTTAATCAAGCAATCAAAGACGAGACTCCACCGGAGAAGCTAAACGATCCTGATGAGTGCCCACGCTGCAAGTTTGCGTCCTTGTGCTGCCCGGACTTTACAACGGGCAAGGAGATGCAGATAAGCGACAACACTGAACTGGAAGCGATATTTACCCGGCTCGAAGAACTGGACCCGTTGGCAAGTGAGTATGCCGAGCTGGAAAAACAGCGGGACGCTTTACTTGTTAAAGGGCAGGATGTTGTCTGTGGTAAATGGCTCGTTTCGTGGAAAAAGACCGTAACGGAATATAAAGCCAAGTCGGCATACACGCTTGAGGGGTGGCGTAAAAAGATAGTGAAAGTTACTTGAAAGGAGGCTGTAAAATGAATTACCCAAAAATAAACGGAAAGCGATTGACTAAAGAGCAGAAGAAGGAGTTTGACGTTATCAAGGATAATGTTATTAAAACGCTTATTGGTGAAAAGAATACAGAAAAACTTATGTTGGAATTGTGGAGGATAGACATTCTTTCCCACAACATCGCCACGAATCTTTTAGGGGTTATAAAATGACCCGACAGGAATTGCTCGATGTGTTGAAAATGGCAGAGGAAAAACAGGCGGAGTGGCTGTTCAATCACAGTTATGATTATGTTGTGTATAGCGATTCTTACGCCTACAAATTCAACAATGGCATTTACCAGCTCGCGTTTGAACTGAGGGACAAGGCGGTGAAGAAAGGCGATTTTTTAGGAGCGGCCCATTGGGTCAGGCCATTTATTGATACCGACTGGATGGAATATGCTACGCCGATTGAGTGGATAATCGCGGCACTAATTGTCTTAGAAAGCGAGGTCGAAAAATGAGCGATATTAAATATGACATAAAATCGGTAAAAATATTGCTTAATATGAAGGATGAGATTATCGCCCGCCAGTCTGCGGAGATTGTAGCTAAGGACGAATTGATACGGGAGTTGGTGGAGGCGGTGGAAGAAATCTTAAACCTATCAAATCCTTGTTGTAATCGATGTGAGGGCGGAGGGAGGCTGTGGGCGGACGGAAGATGCCACGGCCAAGTCGATGTGCTGTTCAGAAAAGAGCAGGAGGGGAAGAATGGACTACTCTCATATCTACGAAGTGAATGAAGAGGAAGGCAAAATGGATATTGCCGATTTGATTGCCGAAGCGATGAAAAGGCACATCGAGGAATATCACGTCGGCAGCCGTGCCGCCGCCTTTGTGCCGCCTACGCTGGAGGAAGTGGCCGCAGCAGGCAAGGCGTATTGCAAGGGCAAGAATCTTCTGATAGTGGATTATCAGTGCTTTTACGATTACTTCGAGTCTAACGGCTGGATGGTCGGCAGGGTAAAGATGAAGAAATGGACTTCGGCGCTGTATCGCTGGATTAGAGAGGGCGATAAACGCTCTCGCTTGAGGATGGCAAACAAGGAAGATTTTCGATTACGGCAAAAAGAAAAGGAACGTAAACAAGGATATAATCCCAATTTATGAGGCTAATATGGCAGAAATGATGGGCTTTGAAGCAGACAGGAGGTGAGCCATTGAAGATTGAATTTACAGTGTTGGGAAATCCAACGGCTTTGAAACGTCACCGGACTTTCAGGCGTGGCAATTTTACGGGGCAGTACGATCCGAGCAAGGCCGACAAGCGGGCGTTTGCGGCAGTGGCCCAAAGCAATGCACCGGAACAGCCGATTGATTGCCCGCTCAGTATGTGTCTGGGGTTGTACTTTGAACGGCCCAAGTCTCACTATAACAAAAAGGGGCTTAAGCCGACATCGCCCAAGTTTCATACAAGCAGGCCAGACGCTGACAACATCTTAAAGTTTGTTTGTGACGCCCTGGACGGTATCTATTTCAAAGATGATAGCCGTGTGTGTAACGTGGTTATTTATAAGCTGTACGATGAAAAACCAAGAACGGAAGTAACGATTGAAACTTTAATTTAACAGGAGATGGAAAATGTCAAAAAAGAAAACAAAACGCTGGTTATCACGGCGATCCAAAACATTAAAACAGGCGAGGAAGTGTTGGTAAATTATAACGGCAATCCACAATCACAAGTTGTTTGGAAGTTTGAAAGGGCTGAAAAATGAGTGAAACGAAAGAGAATGGCGGTTGCGAATTTCAAGGCCAGTGCGAGCAGGACAAGGACGGGCCAAGAGCCGATTATTGCCCTCTTGAAAAGGTTGTGTTTGACCAGACCGCGATGATAAAGCGGATGGTGGAAGGGCTTGAAGATATTGGAAACTTGTCAACGAATAAACTGTACCACAAGTGGATATGTACGGTGTGTGAGGAAGCCGAACAAGCAAGGGATTTTTCTTGCAAACTGACAACTCCCGTACCAGACAAGCCTACTGGCTGCCCGTATACTGACGATGACGGTGCAGAGTGGAGAAAGGTGAAATCATGACAAAACAATCATCATTTAACTTGAAAGGAAAAGAAGATGAAAAAAAGTAAAAAGAAGTATGTGATTTGCCGGACGTTTTCGGCGGGTGTTTTTGCGGGCTATCTGGAAAGCCGCAAGGGGCAAGAAGTGGTTATGAGTGCCGCACGGCGGTTGTGGTACTGGTCAGGTGCAGCGACATTGTCACAACTGGCAATGGAGGGGAC